CGGATTTTTCCGTGTGTCGTTTTCTGAGAGGTGTAGAGCTTCTCGATTAATTTTACTACAATTTTCATAATTGAAACTATATTCTTTATAAAACGAATTTTATTAACCGTGGCATGAATGAACAAGATTTCATTTGTGAAACGAATTTAATAAACCGTGGTATGAAAAATATATTTTCTAGTACTAATTAATTTCTCTACAGACTAGCACATTCTGTGCGAATCAACTAATAATTTTCTTTATTAAGGGTTTGAAATCCCTTAATAAAAATATGTTATTTTAATTATTAATATAATCAGAAATAATTTGAGATTTAGATTGATGTACATGAATTGTGCTTATTCACCTATGAGGCTCCCGATGGACTGAAGCAATATATAATGAATGATTAGCGTCCAGGTCAACGAGCAAGAAAGGGGCAACTGAACAGACTGATGTAATATAACTAGTAGGTCGATTTAAGTAAGTTGTTTATACAGAGATGGGAGGAACCCGCTGTATTCCTGGACTTCGTTCTAGTAAGTTGGAATAGCGTTAATCTGAAGTTATATTTTTGTGGATGTTTACTGTTATGGTGACAGAGACCCCTGCAGATATAAGTATCTTCGGAGAGCATAGGAGTTCAGATTTCTGAATTTTAATTTATTTTATTGTTATGTTTAATATTTAAGATATCTTTAACAATTATTTTAACCTCTTTTTTAAACTAATATGGAAAGTTGCAAATCAGAGGGGGTAATTGCCGATATTAAGCACAACATTGACGACATTGATAGAGTCGTTAAAACATATCTTAGAAAATCAAAAGATAAGTTTAAACCCGATATATTTCAAGGCAAAATGTTAGATGTTAGTAGTCAATATATTAGAAAAATGCAATTAACGTTTAGAAGATTAAAATATGATATATATAATTTTCTAAATAAATTTAATTATAAATTTTCTATTGATATTGACTTTTTATTTCATTTAGCATTTGGAATGTACAGATTAATATGTCATGATAATAAGTTTGATCTATTTATGACACTTATTTATGTGGTCCATACTTTCTTAGGAAAGAAATTGAATCAATATGTTGATATCGTATGTAATTGGTGCGATAAGTTTGTATTAGATCTTAAATCCTATGGAAAAGTTAAAAGTGAAGCTCTACCAGAGTTCACCACTGATTTTTCTTTAAGAAAATGGTTTGATACTATTATTGACAATAATTTAGTTAAATCTTTTAAAGAATTATTGTTAAATTTAGTTGGTCTTAAATTTTTTAATAGATCCATGGCAAGTAAATTCATTGCCTTATTAGGACCAGCGAAACCAGTATCATTAATTGAGTTTAGTAGAAATGCTTTAGAAACAGTAGAAGAATTCATTTCATTTGCTGTTAACTATAGAAAATCTGGCTCATTTATTGATGCACTTTCTAAAGGTGATCCTTGTGTTGCATTTCTAGAGAAAACCTATGCCTTAACTCTTAAAGTACGTAATGTATATTTGGGAGATGATGCAAATTTTAAAGCTTTAGAAAAAGCAAGAGAAGGACATGTAGAAAATACAGATGTGAATTTTGAAACTACCAAAGTAGCAGCCAAAGACTTTGTAATAGAAGTAAGAAATGCTGTTATTGAGGGAGAATCAATTTCAAAGAGAGTTAAAGTCTCTTCAGCTTTTAAAGCTAGATTATATTTATTGAAGGAAATTCGAGATGAATTAATGATAAGAATGCGCTCAAAAAATAGAAGAGCACCATTTGGTTTAATTATTCATGGAGATCCTTCAATTGGGAAATCTAGTATTTTAGTTCATATTTATAAATTGTGGGCGAAATATAAAGGATTAGATTATTCTCGTGATCTTGTTTATGATAGAAATCCTAAATCAGATTATTGGACTAATCATGATCCTTTGTCTCAACCAATTATTCATTATCCTGAATTAGGTTCTGTAGCTAGTAATATAGTTAAAACTAAAGGAGATGAAACAATCGATGAGATGTTGATGGTTGCAGATACGCAACCTTTTTCAGCTGAGATGGCTGATGTAAATGAAAAAGGCAAATGTATGATTATGCCTGAGTTATTAGTTATTGATTGTAATGATCCAAAAATGAATTTGGAATATACTAATAATAATCCTGCAGCAATTCGTAGAAGATTTGTATATATTGAGGCTAAAGTGAAGCCTCAATATGCAAATTTAACTGCTTTAGACGAATCAAAGATACCAGAAGACTTAGAACATAAGATGGATTTATGGGATTTTAAGATTTATAGACAAATACCTAACGGTATTAGAAAATCTGAAATTCTTCCACTTATAGAAGGTCGTACTGATATCTTTGGATTATCTACGAAGATGATGGAATTGTTTGAAGAACATGACCATAAGCAAGATGGGTTTGGTAAGGCAGTTGCTGAAAATATCGAAAAGTACTTAGTAACTTCTGAAGCACAAACTAATCCTGCTGCTGATATGTTGTTGTATGCTATTTGTGTCATGTTGTTCACATTTCCATGGTACACATTAGAATTTATCTTAGTTTATCTATTCGGTACCATTGGTTGTGAATATTATTATCAACAAATGAGTTTCCAGCGTTTTATGAAAATCAAAATTTTAACATTTATTTCAAGACATATTGTTGAATATAAAATACGTTCTTACATAAATGATTTTTATGATTCATTAGAAACGTGTGTTTATTTTAGTTATTTCTTTGGGAAATCATTTTTCAAGGAAGACACTAGGTATTATGAATATAAGCTAAGATTTAATAATTTTTCATTGATGAAGAAATGTTCAATTTCTTTATTATTTTTTACGATTACAATTTCTTTTTTAAAGATTTTGATATCGTTATTTCAAATAGTTTCAGAAGTTACTTCTGAAGGAAATATTATTGATTCCTCAGGAAAATACACTGAAGCTACTGCTGATGTGGAGATAGCTCGTGTTGAAAAATTATCTCAAGTTTCGTTTCCACTAGCTAAAAAGAAATTAGGTAGTGACAAAGATTATGATGTTGTTGAGAACATTTTGCCACGTTATGTCTCTGAGAAAAGAAATAAAGAAAATCCTACTGAAATATATAATTCTATTAAAAGAAATATTCGTTATATTAAAATTAATTATAATGGACAGACTTTTAATAGTGTTGGGGTAGGTATTTGCCAAGATATAATAATGATGAATAAACATTGTATTCCTGGAGACAATACTAAATTGATTAGTTCATGTAGAAAAGAGTGGGCTAGTAATGTAAAGTATTGTACTGTAAATCTAAGTGACCTAATCATCGTGAGTGATGATGTTGTTGTATTTAGATTTTATGGTGAACTCTTTCGTGATATTAAATTTACGCTTACTGATGTTATTCCTACTGAAATTTCTATGAAAGGAATGTTTCAGGATAAAAAAAGACGCGTGAGATATTATAAAAAGAGTTTATTTGTTAAGAATATATTGAAAGATTATATTCTGACACAGTTTTTTGAATATGATTTTCCTGGTCATAGCAATGGTGATTGTGGTTCACCATTGATGATTACTGTTGGAAAACAATCTTTTATGGTTGGAATTCATTCAGGAGGTCATGATGTTAATGTTACGGGTTATGCTACAGTTATTAATAAAAGTAATGTCTTAAAAGCTATTGCTGAATTTAATAAAGATTGTGTAGCACCTGTGAATTCCGAGGGTTCATTACGATTACCTAAGGGATCTGTAATTAGATCTGTGACTTCAAGAAGTCCATTACTTTTTGAAGATTCACCAGGTTTGGGAGTAATTGGTTCAATTTCCAATTATTCCATGATTACTCCAAAATCACAATTGATAGAGAGTCCACTTATTAATGATATCAAAACTATGGTTGGTGTGTCTCCCTATCGTGACGATGGAAATTTAAAGTATTTACCACCTTTAATGAAGTCTAAGAGAGTTAATAATAAATTTATTGCTCCTTATAATAATTGGATTAAAAATTTGGTGTTACTAAAAAAGAGTTGTCTCATGATTTAATGAAGATAACTAGTGTTTCTTTGGCTTGTCATTTACTTCAACGTTTAAAAAAAGTAGGTGTTGATAAATTAACACCATACTCCTTAGAGGTTGCTCAAAATGGTTATCCAGAAAATTTTTATATTAGATCTATGAAGAATAGTACTTCTGGGGGTTTTTTACTTCCTGGTAAAAAATCTAAGTACAATTCTCCAGTAGAGCTGTCTTTTAAAAAAGATTCTGTCATGCCGAATTTTGAAGTTAAAGAACAAGTTTTAGAAATTTTGAATGCTTACGAAAATGGTGAGTGTTCCCATGATATAGTAGGTGCTCAATTAAAAGATGAACCTAGAGCTTACGAAAAAGTAGTTTCAGGTAAAACTAGAGTATTCGCTATGTCAAGTTATCCTATGACATTGGTCAATAGGATGTATCTCATGCCATTTTATGCACTTATGTGTGAACATAGGGAATTATTTGGTACGAGAGTTGGAATTAATATGCATAGTGAGGAATCACAACGCATGTATGATTCTTTGATTGGATTTTCTCCATTAATTATGGAAGGAGATTATGGAGGATATGATACTAGTATGCCAATTGGTATAGGTCTCATGGCAAATAGCGTAGTTGAAATTTGTTTAAAACAACTAGGTTATAATGATTTTGCTAATAAGATAGTAAAAGGTATTTTATCTGATAATCTTTTTCCAACTATTTCTATGGAGGGAAATTTGATAATGGCTGCTGGTTTTCAACCATCAGGCAAGTATGCAACTGCAGAAGATAATTCTTTAAGGGGATTAATTCTTTTGTATTATGCGTATATCGTCATGTGTACTAGTGCTGGTAAAGATCATAGTCATAATTTGACCACCAAATTTGGCGTCAATGACTTTTTTAAGTACATCAGACCTGAAACTTATGGCGATGACATGTTAGCTGCAGTCAAAGAAGATATTTCAGAGTATTTTAACAACATTACTTATAGTAAATTTGTTGAAGAAGTATATGGAATGGAATTCACAACTGCAGATAAACATGCACATACATCTAGATTTGTAGATGCTACTAAAATATCTTTTCTCAAAAGAAGTTTTGTTTTTAATCCTATGTTGAATAGAAAAGTAGCTGTTTTAGATAAAGATTCATTTGTAAAGAGCTTGTCTTACATATTGCCTTCTAAGGAAGTTGATATGGAAACACAAATAGTCGAAACAAGTCAATCTGTATTAAGAGAATATTTCTTCTATTGTACAAATTTAAAAGAATTTGAAGAAAGGAGACAATTATTCATTAATATTTTATTAAAACATGTTCATTATGATATTCAAGATTTGGAGAAAATACTTCCAAAAGGAGAAGATTTATTAGAGCAATACAAATTTTAACGTTATTTAAGATATTTTCATTGCGTAAAAGAAAAGAATCACCATAAATTAATATACTTATAAATATTTATCTTGATCTGACTTAAAGTTATATTTATTTAAGGACATTTATGGGATAGATGGAGGCTTATTTAAGCTTACTATGACTATATCAGTGCCATCTTATTTATTGGGCAATCCCCATTTAATAGACAGATTAGTTAGTCAGCGTATAATGAGGATTGACACATCCCATCAAATACGTATATTGTGTTGCTGAGAATCTATTTAAAACTATGTCCGCTTCGGACATGCATCTTCGGCGTGATTTGCAGAGTAACATATCTTTGCGTAAAGATTTTGACGAAGATTATAAGAAAAAAGTTCAAGAAGAAGTCCAAGTTGAAACAGAAAGAATTCTTGCAATTAGACGTGCAAAAAAGAATTATTTACGTAGACTCAATGGAACAATCGTCACCTCTGAATCTCAAATTATGGAAAATGTTGTTACTAATGATAACGCAGAATATACAGGAAATAATAATAGTGTTATGCCTGCTTTTTCTGGTACGATACACAAGTTATCATTAGATGACTTTTTCCATAGACCCGTACTTATTGACGATTTTACCTTAAATGTTGATACACCAGTTACTAGAACTGTACGGCCTTTCAGGCTCTGGAGTGATGATCCTACCGTGAGATCTAAACTTGCACATTATTCATATTTTAAGGGAAATATGAAACTTAAAATAGTTACTTCATCTACCAAATTTCATTTTGGTACTCTCTTGCTTTCCTTTCAACCTTATTACGATTCTAATTGTAATCTAATTTCTCTTATTGTTAATGATGTTTCTGAAGCATCAGAGCAATCAAAAAGAGTTTTGAATAACTATTTATCTCAATCTCCTGAGAAATATGTTATAAAATTTGGAGCTGATAATTCAGTTGAAATGTCTATTCCTATGATTTCACCTAAGCAAGCTGTTAAACTTTTTAATAAGGACGGTAGTTTAATTACAAATACTACTCCATTTGAAGAGATGGATCCTTTGGGTGATCTAGTTTATTCTACCATTAATAGTTTACAAGTAGCTAATGATGACAAACAATCAACAGTTAAGATTCAGACATATGCGTGGGTGGAAGATATTGAATTAGGTCCTACGACTGCTACTGATATGAATATCACAGCTGAAGCTGCTCCTGTTGATGAGAAGATTGCAGACACATTAGTAAAAGGAGTAACCTTTAGAGATAAGATTAATAATAATCCTTTATTAAATAAGATTAGTGCAGTAGCAGAAGATTTCATGAGTGATGAATATCAAGATGCTGGGCCTGCTTCTAAGATAGCTTCAGCTGTATCTAATGTAGCTGAGAAATTGACAGATCTTCCCATGATTGGATTAGCAGCAAAAGCTACTTCTTTTGCTAGCTCCAAAGCTGCTCAAGCTCTTAAATGGTTTGGTTTTTCTAGACCTGTTCAAATAGATCCATTAGTTTTTGTCAAGAATATGGCTTATTCTAATGGTTCAACTACGGAGGGCAAAGATACAGCCTATAAGTTGACAAGTGATCCTAAACAGGAATTGTCTATTCAACCTTTAGGTGGAGAAGAACCGGTAGATCCTATGTCTATTAAGTATATAACGAGTAGAGAGAGTTATTTTCATACATTCGGTTGGTCTGAAAATGACACTCCAAGAACTGACACTTTAGCAATTATACCGATAATGCCTATGTTGGACACTCAAAATCTCATCGCAGATGGTACTATCCATCAAAAAACTGCAGTTGGTTTTGCAGCTTCTCCTTTTCAATATTGGAGGGGTACAATGTCATATAGGTTTGAAGTAATAGCTAGTTCTTATCATCGTGGTAAATTGATGTTTATTTATGAGCCGAACTTACATGGCATTAGTCTTATTGAATCAAAAGTATCCGATCTCAATCAACAATATGTCTATTATTTGGACATAGAGGAGGCTAGAGACTTAACTATTGATTGTGGTTTCATTTTTGACAGATTATTTGCAAATGTATATGGTCATACACCTATAGCAGAAAAAGTCACTCAAGCAACTGCTTTTAAAGAACATTCATATTCTACTAGTGACTTGTCTGCGTTCAAGGCTTATGCAGATAGTAATCAAGCTATCGGTTTTCTATATGTACGTCCTTTTACTCAATTGACTTCCCCGTCAACTAGTGCAGATGATTTGGTAGAAGTGAATTGCTATGCTTACTCTGACGATATGGAATTTGCAGTTCCTATTGATATGAAAGAACTTCCTGAAGTTTCAGTTATTTCAGAATCTATGCCTGTTAGTGAAGCCAGTCTTGGAGCTAAGCAATTGAAAGTTGGTTTTAATAACAGGACCAGTGATTCATATAATCTTATCAATAAAGAGAAACCATCTAATGATAATATCTATATGTATCATTTTGGAGAAAAAATTGAGTCTTTTAGAACTCTTTTGAAGCGTGATGATGGAGTTGCCGTTGTTGAAGGACCAATTTCTTCAGGTCCACGAGTTTTTACTATGCCAATATATCCCCCATCTTTTTCTGATAATATCCCTAATTATGGTGGATTTGGTGATTCTGCTTTTACATTTAGCACGTTTCCAACAATAATTGATAGAGCAAGGTTTTCCTTATATTCGTATCTTAGATATGGATATGTGGGTCAAAAAGGTGGTTATAGGTATCGTTTATTGACTGCAAATAACTCTACATACAGAGGTATGGTAGCTGTTGATAGGATTAACATTACTTCTCCTATATCTAAATCTTATCCTTTTATTGAAAGCCCTGGTGATACCGAACTAACTCATTTTATGCCTAAATTATCAGGTTCAGCTCTTTATCATACTAATACAAATGATGGCGTTGAATTTGAAATACCTTACTTTTCAGATAATTTATTTGAATTGGCAATGAATTCATATGAAAGATCTCCTGATTATAATAACGGTTTATTTACACAGGAATTACCTGGAGTTAGAGTCACTTTGGAACGTTCAAGTGAAACAGAGTCACTGTTTGTCTACTTGGTAGGTAATGCAGCTGAAGACTTTACATTCTTCAGATTTCAAGGAGGAACATTCTTTATTGAATAAATTTAACCTTTACTTTCTATATAGTAAGGGGTTTTTTCTTTAAAGATTTTCCTCTTATTATATATATAGCGGGCGGACGCTTAATTAAAAGTACGATAGTGCGGAATGCACTATAGTATTCCGCACTTTTTCATGGATT